CCACAAGAATTCATCTGACATAAAAACCTCTCATAATAAAAAACACAGTTTAACTCATTGTTGCTTTGGAGTCAATACCGTCAGACAAGTTTAGGGTCAATTGCCTACCACCTTCTTTCGATTGCTCCTTTAGCCAAGCCAGGATGTTTTGCGGTGTCGTTTCTCCATAAGGATCATCGTCTACATTATCACCGTAACCTGGTTCAACAAAAGCCTTCTCAACACGCATATCGTCTACGATCATTGCATACCGCCAAGAGCGAACACCAAAACCGAAGTTGTCTTTTTTCACATCCATATGCTGGAATGTAGTGAACAAAGCAGAGCCATCAGGAATAACCTTGACGTTCTTTAGCCCTGAAGCCTTAGCCCAAGCATTCATTACGAATGCGTCATTTACTGATAGACAAAAGATTTCATCGATTCCTTCTGCTTTGAATTCATCGTACATCCTTTCAAAATCAGGTAGTTGATGAATTGAGCAAGTAGGTGTGAATGCACCAGGCAACGAGAATATGATTACTCGTTTACCTGCTACTAGATCAGCGGTTGTGACATTTTCCCATCGAAAGGGATTGCCCTCAGTGATAGTGTCATCTCGCACTCGCATGCGAAAAATTACATTCGCAATAAGCATATTATCTGGAGTGTTTCCCGATAGATCCGACTTAAACATATCTGCATTACCTGGCATAATTTTTCTCCTAAATAACTGAGCTAGGTTCAAGTGCTAACCAATACTTCATATCAGATGAAGTGCTAGATAAGTACATGAATTTTTTCTTTGAAAGCGTAACATCATATTCGCCCGTGATCACCTTGAAGTTCTCCACTGCGAGGCGGCAATCAAAGTCAAGATCGCTTTCACCTATGACATGCCTGAAAGTGTTGCTCTTAGGAGTTGAGGGGTCGCCGACTGATAACGTCACCGTGCCGCCCTTAGCAACTACACTCAGCATTGGCGCAGATACAATTGCAGCAGCCTTCATTATCATATTCACTTCTTCAGAAGTCAAAGTAAACTTATAATGCTCATCAACCTCAATCGTTTTGTCTGGTGCTGCGACAACAATGCTAGGATCAGCATAGTAGTATTCAAATTGACTTTGATCCTTGCCTACTGTCATACTACTCTCACCGAATGCAACATCAGTATCATCCATCAGAGTGAGAAGTGCCAACAGACTATTGAGATCATAAATCGCAAACTCACGATCAAATGTCTCAGAGATTGTAGTGCGAGAAAAAATGTTTTTCCCCGTGCTAATCGTCGCTAGAGTGTTACCCTCACGAACAAGGATGTTCGTGTTGATACTAGCATAGTTTTTTAGAATGTCCAGGGTGGACTTCGATATTTTCATAAGATAGCTCCATACTATAATTTGTCGTCACATTGTACATAATATTCAAGTAGAAGTCAATCTACTTTATTCAGAAAAGGTCAACTGAATCTTTCCACTACTTTTAGACGCATCGATTATTTCACGATCTGTTGTAGTCTCATTCAAAGCAGCAGTAAATGCTGCGGATACAGTTTCAAGGTCAACATCATCAGGGAATCTAATTTGAATTGTAGATGTCAACCCGTCATCAGAAGTTATCTGAGAAAAGATGCCGTTGTAATCATCACATATGGTAGTGATCGCAGCACTGTAGTTGTCAGTTACTGATGTTGAAATGCCTTCCCAAAAAACATCGGTTAATGAATCTCGGGTAGAAGTTAGTTCGTAAATGTTTGCCATTTGTCAATCCTCAAAGTTACTTCTCTTATTTATAAGAGAAGAGACGCAGCGGCCGTCTGAGGAGAGAAGTTTCAATAGGAAAATCGCCGCTGCGCCTCTAATTCTGTTACTCGGTATGTACCCTGTCGTGCTCGTAAAGAGCTAAAAATCCATAGTGGATAATCTTCACAATGTCCTTACGCCATACATCAGGGGTCTCGCCCTTCTTGCCGTATCGCCCATTATACTTGTCAATGTTTCCATGAAAGAAGCCTGGGCCATGTCCTCGGTCTATAATAATCTCAGCAGACTGTAGACCTCCTTGTCCATAATGACCCTCGTAAGTAGAGTCAATGTAGTTTTTGAATTCTTGAATCAATTCGTCTTCGCGGAACTTGTACATCAACAACCCTCCGTTGGCGGAAACTCTGAGAACACTGGCGGTACCTTCCGCAGTGCAATCAACAGATCAGTGACCTCTGCCAATCGAGCAGTATCTGCATCGATACTCTCAGCCAACTGTCTGGCTTCTTTAATTAGTGATTGTATCTGAGTAGTCATTATGAGAAATCCTCATCCATAACAACATCGAGGGTTACTTCATCTGACTCAGCAGTCATAGACTCTAGAGTAGCACCAGCATCTACCTTAGTGTAGAGATCGCTGAATGCCTGTCGCGTGTCCTCGTCAAAGCGATTGACGCAGAGTTCGATAGACTTCATACGGTCATCAAACATAGCGTATGCATTGACAATGTGCTCCAAGCGGCGTGTTGATACCAACTCATCGATAGCACCCTCGCGGAATGTTTTACGAATGATGTCAGCCCAAGTGACTAGCTTGTCAGCAAAGTCCTCGTCAACCTTGTTGACCTTGCCCATCTTACCGAGAATGATTTTCTTCTCAGTAGCTGGAGAGGGATACTCCTGATCAACGGTTATTGCAAAACGCTCAAGGAAAGCCTCGTCTAGGATCTGAGCCGACATAAACTTGCCGTCATCCGAGCCGCGTCCTTTAGTGTTTGCGGTTGCAATGATGTTGAAACCAGAAGCAGGAGTAATCACCTCTCCAGTCTTTTTGTTGAAGTAGGGCTTGCCCTCCAAGATAGCTTGAAGACACATAAGTTTGTTGGATCCTCGGTCCAACTCGTCCAAGATGCAGACTGCACCTCGCTTCATCGCCGTCAGCACAGGGCCCTCACGGTAGACTACGTTGCCATCGACTAGTGTATTCCCACCAATCAAATCGTCCTCATCAGTCTCAATAGAGATATTGATTCGGATAGCCTCGCGACCTAGCTTTGCGCAGGTCTGCTCAACCATTGTAGTCTTGCCGTTTCCTGACAGACCAGAGATAAATGTCGGATAGAAAATCCGAGACTTAAGGATCTTGGTTAGATCGCGGCTGAATCCAAACGCAACATACGTTGGGTCAGTAGCGGGAACCAAGTCATCCACTTCAACCGTCAACTTAGCCTGAGTAACAACCTTCGCCTCGGGAACGGGTGTCGGTGCTACTGTCATAATAGGCTTTCGTTTAACTATGACGGGAGCGGGGGTAGATGCTGCAAGAGCAACACCTTCCATGTTGAGCGCGTATTGATTACGACCAATTTTGCGCTCAGTAAAGAACCACTTAGGAGCTGGGAGACCAGCACCTTTAGCAGCATCGAGGACTTGAATGCGGGAGAAAACTCCTGATCCATTGTCCAATGTTGATAAAACTTCAATTAACTTTGTTCGATTTTCCATAGTATATCTCTCCACAAGACTAATTTTTCTAAACTATGCGACTATTATAGTCGGTTTTACTGCCTAAGTCAACCTTTAATTGACCAAAAAGCAACTTTTTTTCTTGTTATTAATCAGCAACTTACGCTACCAGATCAATAAATTTACCAAGAAACAGTGAATTTCCTGACTTTTTAGACTGAAATTTCTTGAATCCTCGCAAAATATCACCCTTTTTATCAGATTTCACTTCCATCTCCAGATCTTCCTGCGAGAGGTTGTCACCGTTCTTAATCAAGTAAGACAGATCAAATCCGTCAGTATCCCGTATTATAGCGAACTTCTGCTGACGATACGATTTTAAAGCCGCTTGAGCAACTGCATCATTCTCATATCTTCCAGCTCGACTAGTAATTGCATACGAATTGAAGTTGCCTATGTGAAAGTTCACAAGCGTGGTGTCAACACTAGCCTTAAAGTGCTTCAGCAATGCATTGTACATTATAGTGCGAGAAGAATCCCGTCGGTTCACTTTGTACTGCGTGGTCACACCGTTATCGGTGATATAAACATTTTCAGTATCACGCTGCCATGCCCAGCCCTGAAACTGAGAACCTAAATGCAACTCACCAGTAGGATCGCCGTCAGTCAAAAAGAGTGTATTCATCTTTTCGATTTTGTGATTACGTTTGAAACGTTTCACAAGTTCACGGGCAACCAACATAGCTTCTAGCAAGGGAGTGCCACCGAGCTGCAAACACCCAGGTAATGAGTGAATGCTAGTCCAGTATTCAGAATCTTTACTAGGGTTTCTATTGTAAACCTCAGCCAGCAGCAACATGTTGGTGAAAGTTTTCTTGTACATGTTATGTGACAAGTCGGAACTCATCAACTGAACAACATAGAAACTATCATCCTTGATGCAAGTGGTGCCATCTTTCCAATTGTTGCTTATGCTAGTCATTTGATCCCAACTACGGCTGGGCATGTTATCATCAACAGCGTTGGTGAATGAGTAGATCTCAAACGGGATATCAACTTTTTTGCAAAACTCAGCCATGACCAACGTTTGCAGAATTGTTGCAGTAATGTCATTGCACATTGAGCCAGAGAAATCAATAAACATCATCATACCGTGATTGGTGCCGTTGGGTACAACCGTGTTAGACAGGAATACATCCTCAGTCAACTTGGTAGCCCACAGCTTTTTCATATTCAACTCACCAGTCTTATTAGTCCTAGCGCGAGAAAGAGTAGATGCTTTACGCTTCATTTCAAAACGCTGCACTAACTGGTTGATGACTGCCTTGTTTTTAGAGTCAAAGTTTTTGCGCATTTTTTGCGCGACTGCCGTTTGTGATACATCAAAACTGTTTTCTCTTGAGCGAAAACAATATTCCCACTTGACGTTTGCCCAAGTTTTATGAATAGGAAACACCCAGTTCTCAATCTTAGGAGATACCCATTCAACATACGCATTTTCTTTTGCAGTATCAGAAACTAGCGAGCCTTCATTTTCACGGAACGCAGTGTCAGTCTCAGATATTGGATCTTGAGAACCATTGTCTTCCGTAGCATCAGTGTTTGCAACGCCGCCTGATGTAGATTCTTGCTCAGGAGATTCTTGCTCAGGAGACTCAGAATTATCCTCGCCTTTACCGCCTGATTCAGAATCTGATTCAGACTCCTCGTCACCAGCAGCATCGCCAGACTCTTCAGACTGAGACTCTTCGGAATTTTCTTCACCAGCGTCAGCCGATTCTCCTTGCTCACCCTCATCTGAATCACCGAAGTTTGGATCAGTTTGAGTTTGTGCCTTCTCAGGTTCTTGTTGAGAAGTCTTGGCTTCAGCAAATATTTCCTCAGCAAGAACCACAACATCTTCCCAAGATTCAGCAGCCTCGATACGAGGAATATACTGTTGCTCAGTGTCACTAAACGGAACGCCTAACAACCCACCGATTTTAAAATGCAAGTTGATGCGGTCGATCAAACCCAGTGTGCCAATGTCACGTTGAGCGACACCGAAGAAATCCTTCTCAAACAATTCACGATAGCCAGCGTAGAAACTTCTAACTAGCCCAGGAAATTTTGATTTGATCTTGCGCTCAATACGAGCATCCTCAATTACATTGAGAAATGATTTGAAAGCAGGGCCGTAATCCATTATATTATCATGCCAGCCCATCATTGGGGTGAATAGAGCATGCCCGACTTCGTGACCGATGAATAGATCGTAAAGCTCAACACTCATTTCTTCCCATATAGGCAGAGTAAGAGTGCGAGACTTTAGATCAAACGATGCAGTAGCTACATTGCGATGCTCCAGAGTAACGTTCTCCGCAGCAAGCAACTTAGCTAGAATTGATTTGTTTTGTATATTCAACAGAATCTCCTCGATTTGAAGTACTATTATAGTGCCTTAGCGCCTCTATGTCAAGAACTATTTCACAACCTAAGTCATTGATTTTGTTGGATATTCAAAAATAATGCTATTTTTTTGTCCTTTTGGTACTCTTTTTAGGAGGATTTTCGTACAAATCCTTCCTTTTTTGCAGTCTTTCGATCACTTCAGGTGACTCCATCCAGTAGTCCTTACCGTCTAGCAATGATGTGAGTTCATCATCTTCCATGAATCCTTCATAAGTCTGCCGTACCAGCTTCTCACCCCACGATCTTTCCATTGTGACTTGGGCAAACATTTCGCTGCTCTTGCCATATGAGAAAGAGGAAAAGGTGTGAAACATAAACACTGTATGATCTGAGACTTCACATTGGTCGCCACACAAAAATAGCATGGTCGCTGCCGATGCAACAAAGCCTTCAGCCGAAGTGATCACTGTCGCTTCAGTCTCAGATAACACCCGCATAAATTGTATTGCAGTGAATGCATCACCACCAGGCGAGTTCAAATGTATATACAATATGTCATTGGGACCTGCTGATCGAATGATATTAAACCACTCGATGTACTTTGCTGGTTCTTCAATTTCACCAGATACATAAAAATGATGCACCTTGGTCATGATCTGATCTATGTAACCTGCAGGTCTTTGTACTAGCCCATCAATTAACTCGTTCATAATATCTTGTTACCGCCTTAATTTTTTCAATTTGTTTGTCAATGATAGCCGTTCGATTAGGCCAATGAATGTAATCCTTTTCAGGATTCTTTTTCAAATTAGTAAGTAGCGGCATGATTAGATCTTCGAGGTCACGCAACTTAGTCGCAACATCTTGTTCTACCAAAGCACGATGCTCATTAATCATTCCTGAGTTATCAGCAGAGAGAACCCTGCTTTCAATTTCATATAGTTTAGATAGGACTTCATCTTTAAAATCTTCCGAGACTGCTGCTGTTGCAGGAGCTGCGGTAGTGGGGGTCATGTCCTCACTGTCAACAATAGTAAAGCCGAAATCGAAATCGTCTGCCATATTAGTCTTCTTCTGTAAAGTACTTATCGAGTACTGCTAGTTTTTCTTCGTACTCAGCAACCTTAGCAAGCTGAATTTCAAGCTCTGCCATGATGTCACTGTGTTCTCCGATACCAACAGGGTTAGTGAGCATGTTGTCCGCATTCAAAAGATGCTTGCCAATTTGCCCAGAGAAGTAGCCACGCGCTACTTTAATCATCTTATCTTTCATATTTATGTCTCCTCTTTAACACGATTTCTTAGGGTTGTACTACTGAAAGAATGCTTTCTAGAATTGTACACAATTTCTATTGGCAATTCTTTACCAGTAAATTCTTTGTCTCGGTATTCTTCACCGATGACTCGCACATCTATAGGCAATGCGAGTAAGATATCAACTAAATCTGCCTCAGTATTGTAAACGATGATTTCATCTACATATTTTACCGCAGCTAACTGCAACTGCCTTTCTACAATACTCTGCACTGGCTTATTCTTATCACACCTATCTATAGTAGGATCATTTTGCAAACCTACAATAAGATGTTCACAATGTCGCTTTGCTTCTTCTAACATCACGATATGTCCTGCATGTAACAGGTCAAAGGTAGAACAAGTGAAACCTATTCTAGAGAAGCCGATTTGCTTTTTGTAATCTAAGACCATTATTTTTCACCTTTGTCTTAATGCGCTTTAACGCCATGTCCAATTTCAACTTCGACGCCCGCTGCGTAAAGTTTTGCCCTAGCATATGATCATACTCATGCAAGAAAACTCTCGCAGCCAATTCAGTAAATGTTTCTGTAGCCCAACTACCGTCTGTTCGTTGATACCTTGCAGTGACAGAAGTTGGTCTTTTCAAGTTTAGCCACACTCCAGGCAAACTCAAGCAACCTTCTCTCATTGTAACAGTTTCATCTGATAAGTCAACTACTTCAGGGTTTATGATGTACCGAACTAAGTCTTTTCCATCACCGAATGTGAATACTTGCATGTCTAGCCCAACCTGATTGGCAGATAAGCCAGCGCCATTCAATTCCAATTGCTTCTTCATAAGCGCCTTACCGACTTCTTCTGCATTGTACTTTTCAAAGTCAAATGGAGCGGGCTGCCTTTTCAGCATATCATTGCCAAATTCTACTAGTTGTAAATTCTTTAGATCCATTATGTCATTACCGAATAGTTTTGTTTCTTTTGAAATTTGATCACGCTTCTGAATTTATCAAATAGTACATCACCTTTATGTGATATGACAAATACATGTGTTTCATCACCAATAGTATTTAACAGGTTCATAACGTAGTCCGTTCCATTATTATCTAAGCTACTGTCAAACACCTCGTCAAGTATCAGCAAGTTTGTTGCTGCCGAGTTTTTCATCTTTGCTATTGTTCTCCAGGTGAATAGCAAGGCTAAATCAATTCGCTGCTTCTCTCCTTCACTGAAACTAGCATACGAAAACTTGTCTCGATGTCTAGACTTAATCGTCTCGTTAAATTTCTCATCCAGATTAAACTGAACAAAGAAGTCCATAGACGCTAAGTATTTATTGACAAGTTTATTTATCGCAGGAAGAAATTGCTTTATCACGCGAGTTTTGATGCCTGTATCTTTCAACAACGAGCCACATGCTGATAGATAGTGTTGCTCTTCATTTTTCTCTGACCTAGTTTTGTTACTCGCTACGACATCTTTAGCCAGAGTTTTTAACTTTGCAGTTTCTTCATCGATGTCTGCAACGTTACTTTTAGCGTCGTGGAGCTCCAGATTTAACCTCTGTAGCTGTCTTTGATTAAGTATGATGTCATTGTTAGCATCGGATATCTGAGTCATCAGTCTAGCCCACTCTTTAAGAGTAACCTCTACTTCATCCATCTGCGCATCTAATTCTAAGGTAGCTGCCTCTAACTCCTCTAGCTTAGAAGTTCGCGCTTCCTGCATCCCCGTTTTGAATTCATGAGGAATGCCCTGCTTACATGTAGGGCAATCATCATGATCCTGATAGAAGTCTAACTCGGTTTTAATTTTTCGGAGTTGTTGTGTGAATCGATCTCGGTATCGAGCAAGGTCGGTTCTTTTTCCTTCTGGATCTCCAAGATTCGTCTTCTGCTCTGTGAGCGCAACTGCTGTTGTTTCCGCATCATTAATCGTCTTGTCGATTTCAAGTATTTGCTCCTTTATCTCTGTTATTTTATTGGCTTTGCTTTGCTCTAACGTTTCAATAAATTTCTTTTGCAATTCAGCCTTCTGTTTTGCAACTTCCATTTTGGTTTCTACGTCACGAATTGTGTCTTTGAGAATGTTTTGTTTTTCTTTAAGTACAGTATTCATCACAGTGAAGATTTTGATATCTAGGATGTCTTCGATAATTTCTCTGCGCTGACCCAGTGGTAGCTGCATAAAAGGAGTGAAGGACGCGGAGCCTAGTATCACAATCTGTGTGAACGATTTGTAATTTAACTTTAGAACTACCTCCTCTAGGTACTTCTGAGAGTCTCTCGCCGCAGCGTCCTGGTCTACTAGAACATCATCGCAATATATTTCAAAGATATTAGGCTTAGTGCCTCGTCGCACAAGATAATTATGTGTGCCGATCCTGAATTCGATTTCAACTACTAGTGACTTGTTATTTATAGTATTGAGTAGTTGAGGTTTAGTTATGTTTCTGAATGGCTTGTTGAATAGCACATAGCATAGTGCATCAAGCATTGTAGATTTGCCGCTGCCGTTCTCACCTACAATAAGAGTAGACGGGCTGCGAGTGAATTGCATTTCAGTAAATGCGTTTCCTGTTGACAGGAAGTTTTTCCATCGAAGTTTCTCAAAATATATCATAAGTTCTCTTCAACCAAGGCATGATAACTTGCCGTGTAAATGTTTTATGTTGCACATCGTCGGGATGACAGTGATAGCCCTCAGACTCTCTCTTTGTAAACACTGTGTCAGAATACGCTTCTAACCAATCAAATTCACCTTCGACAGGCAGCCAGTTTTTTCTACTCGCTTTCAATAATTTATACTCGGCATTATCAGTACCCTCTAGACTCAGTTCGCTAGGATATGCTGACATACGAGTCATAAAATATTTCACACCTTTGTTTTGCAGATACTGTTCAGTTAGAAACTGCCAGTATGCGGTAGTCAGGGCAGCACCTGTTAAGTCATGTAAGTTATTATAGTACACTGTTGACAATGGATCATCCCAATGAGCATTGAGAGTTTGCCAGTCATCGCCTTGATAAACTTCGTGACGATCAATGCCTGTCCACATTACACCTACAAGCAGATCTTCGGCTGACAGTTCTTCTAACAATCGCTCAACGCCTTGAACAACAGTTCGCGCAATGTACTGATTACCTACAGATGATTTAGCATAATTTACTAGTGGCACATTTAAAATTTCAGACAGAGGTAAAGGCCAACAACGGGTGTGACCTTCTTCTGTTTCAGTAAAGCTACACCCTGAAGTTAGTAATACCTTCATTTAATATCTTGTGCTTCCACATATAGAGTTCGCAATTGTGTTTTCAACCTATCACGGTCAAGATCAGTATTGATATTATCCACATAATCTACAAGCAATGTCATCGTATCCTCTAGATCAATATTCTCTTCACCTACTGCCTCGTCTTCAAACTCAGAAAAGTCTTCGATGATTTTCAACTCATTGAGGTTACAAGTATACAACGTATCAACTAGCTTGTCAAATGCCGTGAAGTCCGTTTTGTTCACAACAATCAATTTGACAGATCGGTTCTGTAACGTAGAGTAATCAAATTCCTCAATCTGTTTCATAACCTGTACATTAGTATCATCATAGTATACTTTATGAAACATTTTGTAGGGATTCTCATAAAATGTAAAGTCTACAGTTTCTGTCTCCATGATATGAAACCCTCTCGGATCATCGTAATCTGACCAAGTAATTTCGTATGGATTTCCGAGATAAAATATATTACCACTACGGTCACGATGATGAAAGTGCCCACTACAAACAAGGTCAAACTGATTAAAAATCTTAGAATCCATACCATGCTCATTTCTAACGCCTTTATACATCTGGAAACCAGCAAGTTCAAAATGACCAAAACAAATGGTAGCATCTGCATTCTCCAAAGCATCTTTTGATGCTGCATAATTCTCTGAACAGATCCAAGGCATCAGTAGAATATTAGTATTGCCGAACTTAACTTCAGTCGGATCTTGATACAAAATTATGTTGTCATACTCTGCGAGTAATAGGTTAGGTGAGTTTACTTCATTTGTATTTTTGAAATAGGTGTCGTGATTGCCTGGTATAAGATGTATGTCTATACCTCTGCGGCGTGCCGCATCAAAAAAATATTTCTTGCAACTCGCTAAGGTGTTGAAATTGATGTACTTCCGTCGATCAAAAATATCACCCAAGTGAATGATTGTCTTTACACCCTGTTTCTCTATCTCAGGGAAAAACGAATCATTGTAGAAACTCTCAAAGAAATTGTCAAACGGAATAGAATCCGATCTAGCACCGAAGTGCGTGTCCGTGATGATTGCTACCTTCATGCGTAAAAGACACCGGAGTTTGCGCCGTGTTCCATACACTCAACTTCGGTCACCCAACAGCGATTGTCTGTCATGTTTCTAACCATTTCATCAGCATACATGAATGCGTGTTCAGCAAACTTTTCACACCCCACGCCATCAAGTACAGTAAGTGATGCGAGTCCAGATTCTTCTAACTCTTCAAACATATCCATTGCGGGGTCGTTAACATCGACAACAAGTTTGTGGTCAAAGTGATCTTCAAGCCAATATTTAAGGTCCTTCAGACCGCCGAAATCTACAACCCAGTTCTTATCATCTAAACTTTCACAAGCAAAAGTAAACTTGAATCCTAGAGAATACCCATGCAACAAAGAGCAATGACTATGCGTTGCGTTAGGCTGTCTGAAAGTACACGAAAGTCCTCTCTCATGTCCATATGTTTTTGTAGATAAATGCATCACTCTTCACCCTTTAGTACGTTGATTAAACCGTCAGCAGAAAAATATTCTTCTGTTAGAAACTTATGATTCTTATATATACTATGTAACATCAAACCATCATCATAGAATGTCATCATCTGTCGAATACGGGAAAGCAACTCTTCTCGGTGCTTTTCATATTGAGCAAAAGATGCTGTCCAATCAGATGGATATTTGAATTCGTGACTGTACATTTCGCTGTACGATAGAGCATCCGGCACTAACGGCATGCCGCCTGCACATAGAATTTCATAGCAACCTATACCTAGAGTCTCCTGTAAGTTTGCAGAGAACACCATCTTAGCTGAACCAAGCAACTTATGATACTCTGCTTTAGTGAGAGATTCATCTTGTGCTACAACCAGTGTGTACTCAGGTAAATGTTTCTGCATATCTCTGAATATTTCAGGCTGTTTCTCGACAGCTAATCGATGTGGGAATAGTATCACATCCTCTTTATCGATACCACGTGTGTCATGCGCAATCTCATGGATCAAATAATCCATAGGCCAGCCTGTTCGATACGTTCTATCAGTGCCAAAGCAGACATTGAACATACCCTTGTGATCATGCGATGCAAACCAATTGTAGTCGTATGCATGATAAAAACTTTTCTCGGCATGTTGCAACCATCGCTGATCACCATGCGCGCCGAGAAAATCATTAGGGTCATACGAACCGGCATGCCAAAGACCGTGAGTTTCTACAGGTACACCTAGCAACTGTGACATGTATTTTAAGTTGATGATACCTGGATGCCACGCATCAGCGAACACGAACTTGTCGCCTGGTTGGACTTTGTTTGCATGAAACAACTCAGCAATTTTCCTAACTTGCTCAGACTTGTAGATGTTCGTACCAGAGAAATTTAGAAATGCACCAGGTGTTGCGCACTCAGCAATGTTATTAGGACCGTCAATGACAGTCACAGCCGCACCCGCATTTCTAATAGCCTCAGGGAAATGTACTTTCCACTGTGCTGTGTAGCGAGTCTCTACATATTCTAGATCAACTAAATAGATCATTCTGTACAATACCCCCATTCTCATCGTCTTCGTAAACTTCAACCTTGCAAGCTCTGTCAGGGTAATATGCTTCCATGTAATCAAGCAGACTATCTGCAAGCATTTCACATGATTGATTGTTTAACTGCAAAGTCCCGCCATCATATAACGCTTCAAGTTCACGCTTCAATAGTATGAATTCAACATCTCTGTCATCATGAAACACTCCAAGAGTCACATAGAAGTGAAACATATGCCGATGTGGGTATTGCAAAAATTCTACACCAGGTAGATTTGCAGCGGCAGGGTATTTGTGAATGCCTTCTTTCTGAAAACTAACCTGAATAAAACTTTTTCTCATAAAAACAAATCCTCTAATGACGGCGGTGCGTCTGTTCGTACAGGGGTAGATTTCATACTACCTCCCAGATACTGGTCAGATTCCCATTTACGGAAATCGTCAACAGATTTGATATTATACAAGTTTCTGAATTGATGTTCAAGCCGCATCTTGACCGAATACTTCAATAAAGCATCTTTGTCAGTCAGCATGGTTTGCATAGTTCGCATGAAGTTTCGAGTACTACCTGCAACAACCATAGTCCTAACACGCATCCACATATACAGATCGCCGCCTAGTTTCTTATAGTCACCTACGCCGTTGTTTAGCACATTGTAGAAGTCTTCAATAGTAGTACCTACATCCATAACTGTATTGAGATCGTTGTAAATTAATTCATAGTTAGGACCCCATGCTCTACCTATGGACATAGTTCTGCCATTGATAAAGTACAATCCATTCTCTGCTGCTCTTGCATGCGAGGTACTATCATATGAAATTTCAACGTGATCATACAGCCCATTCTGACAAAAGATTAGATAAGGAATCATGCGTCGAACACTGCCGACTCCTAGAACGTGAAGATGTAATTTGCCTTCTGCATTTCTAAAAGGAAGCTGACTAGCAATAAATGCACGTTTCACATCTTCAAGTGGTCCTGTTCCGAGTGCAGCCGCACCCATAGCAACGCCTCCAATGTAGCCGTGTCCGCTCTGTGGGACCTCAGATAGCATCCTATCAAACCAAGTCATGTATGTGTCATAGCAATTTCCTTGTAAAATTGCAAATGATTTACAGGAGCTTGATTTCTCATCAAATATCTCTACTTGCTTTCTGATATTATTGCCTGTTTTTCTAGCAAGTGCCTCGTAGTTTTCAAAGTCAAAGTATCTACCTGAAACATCGTTTCTATCTGACTTGCCACTTGGCATGATGATAGGTATCTCATCAAAGCACATACCAACATCAGCAAATTCCGCTTGATTGTGATATACCTTTTCTTTCAACTCTTCAGTGATAGTCTTACCTTGTGTGACTATCTGCAATCCACCAGAGTCTGCGTGAATGTTTTTGATATGATCTCTGTAAGGTTCAAATCGTCCTCCATAGTCTGCTTCTTGATATGCATTATACAAGATAGAATAATTGTGACTATAATGATTGTTGACAAAATTATCAAAGATTTGATTTATCACGCCAGCAGTATCAGGATCATTAGCCGCAAGAGGGTTTGCGATCCGCATATAGCTTGTCCCTGATACTACATACTCTAGCTTATGCATTCATGAAGTCCGGGGTAGCTCTGTTAGTCCACTTAGAGAAATGTGCCTTGTATTGTCGATAATATTTTTGATATGCCAACACAGCATCATCACCCTTGACATCATCAGGCATTGCTTGCGGCAATACAGTAAGATTGCCTTCAGGGATATTCTT